CTTTGACAATGGGCAATCGCTATTTCGCATCTCTGCTTATATGAAAACTTGCAAATGGCAATATCTGAGTGATGTCAGCGCCGCCAAAATAATTATCTCCCGATTACGATGCTGGACCAGATAGAGTCGTTGCCACTAGCCATGATCCTGGCATAAAGACTCACAAGGATGTAATCGAATGTATCACTGAGGTGCGTGGCAAACTCTTGCTGGATGTTTTGCGCCTCGCTGCGCTTATCCTTGGTGTAATCGTTTTTGATTGGCGCATTCATCACCGACATGATTAATGCCCGGCAGTTGTTTGCATTGATCATTATCACAGGGAATCGCATCTCGTTTCGGCGCAATATGTTGTTGATTAATATGTGTCGCATCTCATGCCCTGGAAGCTTACTTGATGCCTTAATGTTCCCCTGCCATCCATTGTGCTTTAATCTAGCCACTGCCTGTTCGAATAGTGGTGGCGCACCCAATCTGCGATTGTTACCTGATGCATCGCCATACAGTTCTACATACTTAACCGGATGGTGCGAATACTTCTGGCAGAACTGGTCGATTAGTGTATCAATTAACAATTCGCCATCCTTATCGTTCAATGGATCAGGTTTCGAAAACAGATTATCGCAAACACGGAATTCCTGAAACTGTGTTTGATTGATTTGCTGGCAAACAATCATGCAAGTGAATGTGATGTTGAAATCAAGCGATAATAAAAGCGGCTTATCCCGGTGGATGAATGAATCCCTTTTGATGGTCATTCTTCCACCAGAATCCCAATCGTAATCGTAGGTGATAATGGTCGAATGCTTTTCTTCGCTGAAGCTTGGATAATATCCGCCACCCGGCTGGCGATCCATCCGCCCATTCAAAACCTCAATGTAGTATTCAAGCGGCGACAAACTATTCTTTAAATTATCGATGTAATCCTCGCCGAGGATTGCAATGTTGTCCGTGGTTTTGCCGGACATGAAAAAGTATTTGTCGGGCATCTGTTCTGCAAGCTTTTCCCATTTGAAAACCCATTGGCCCTCCGGTGACCAGGGTGCCGATGTGAAATGACAAATGGACTGGTGCATATAGTGAATCTTCGGATCGTATGATCCTGGGCCAATAGTCCGCCCACGAACTGAGGTCACAAAGATTTTATTCCAGACATCCTCTTTAAAAAGCGCTGATTCATCGCCACAAAGTGCATCGTAACTACCACCCCTGAATCGATCCTTTACTTCCAAGCTGCCAAGTTCAATTACATGGCCATTGATGAAAAAGTAACAGTATTCCGGGTTCTTCGGCATTTTATACGGCTTGGCCCAATGTGCCGGTGGCCTGCGCCCAAAAATCCATTGTCCGGTTTTTTTTCGGTCATCCCATTCGGTGATGCCGTATTCCTTCCAGGCGGATTCCATCTCTGGACAAGTCTTTGTCAGAAGCTGGTAATAAGTCGAGGAAACCGCAAGCGATTTCCCGGTCGGCAGATTACGAAACAATCGAAAAACATGGTGACCCATTACATGAGTTTTTCCAAACCCACGACCGGCAATCAGCGCTTTTCTCTTTTGCCTGGCATTAAGAAACTCCGCTTGCTTCGGAGTCAGGTAAATTATTTGGTAGTGTTCCTTCTTCTTCATCTACAACCTCCGCATCCTGTGTTTCAAACTCGATTATTTTGTGGGCATTTTCCAAAGCTTTTGGATCTGTCATGATGATAAAACCATCCGGTCGCATCCATTCGTTTGGATTCTCCAAATGCTCTTCATCATCGTTGGTCAATCCCAGCAATTCGTTCGCATCTTTTATCAACAGTCTAGCCGTGGCAAACTCGCCACGCTCCTCGCATCTCTGGGCTAGCTTCATCAACCGTTCGTAATTCGCCACCTTCATTCCTCGCTTTGAAAATCGATTGGCATCGCCAAATACTGCAACGGATTCCCGAACAATTCGCAAAGCCATGGTTTCACCAACTTCAAATGTGGTCATGATGTCTTTGGCCGTTTGCATCGGTGTGAATCCTTCGCAAAGCATAGTAAAAGCATGGCGAAATCTAGCGATGCTTTCTTTTTGCTTTTCCGTTCCAGATCGCTTACCCAAAACTATCGCCCTATATCTGTCGATTTTGTCGCCTTCCATTTTGTAAATCTAATTGATGTGATCCTAGAATTTTACGACTAGTTGCCGAATGCAACCTTAATTCCAATTTTTTCGCAGTACTGCGATGCAAGAATAAACGATTCGGTCACCGAATCTTCCCGGCTAATGGTCACAATTGTATCGGCTTCCTGAATCCCTTCCCGGATTACCCGATGCAAATTCGTTTCATTGTCCAGCATCAGCATATTAATGCAGATAAATGCCCTTCTCCTTTTTTTGTCGTACCCGACTATTTTTTCGTAAAAAATCGACTCTGATTTTTCAATACCGCAGATAGCTTTTACCCTCAGAAATTCATACATCTCAGCCGGATGGCTGGCGAAATACAAATCCAGTTCTTCGAAGTTATGCCGTATCAGGTAGTTGGTCAGCTGGTGTCGTAATTTGAAGTGCATCGCGCTGGTAGTGTAGTTCCTTCAGCTCGTAGATTTTTTTCTGCAATTCTTCGGCATATCGCAGATTTTCCGGATTCTTTTCAAACCGCTGCCGGGCTTTGGTCACATAAGTATTTTGATTTTTGATTTTCTTCCGGATATCCTCCAGAGTAATCTTTTTCTGCTGGTCATCGACTGGTGTTTTACCATCAACCGGCAGAGTTCCATACCTCCAGTAATATTCAACCTTCGAATCAACCGCCTTAATCATTTCATCCAGTTCCAGAATTGAAACAACCAGTTCCTGGACTGATTTGGGAATAACCGTTTGGCCCTTGGTTTCATCCTGAACTTGCTGGCTGAGTTTGTTTCGCTCCAGATAATATCCACGCTTCTGGATGAATAATTTCTGCACCGGATCAGGCAAAGACTTGATATCGTATTCTGTTTCCTGAATTGGCTTTGTGGCTATTGGTTTAGCCGCTGCCACCTCAATTACTTCCGGCAGATTTATCGGTTTATAATCGATGTTTAAATATTTGCCCAGTTCATAATGAATCTTTTGAAGATTATTTGGAGTTTGTTTTTTCCCTAGGTTCATCACCAGAACTTTATTCCGGCAAACTTTTTGCAAAAGCGAAAGACCCAAATAAAAATCTTTCTCAATTGAATCCATCCACTCTTTTATCTGTTTTTCAATATCCATAAAACAAAAAAAGGGAGCATTTCTGCTCCCCTTTTAAGACTGATTATTCGATTCTTAATCGTTCAATCCAACTGTAGTCAAATCGGCGACAGTTCCAGCATATTCGACCATCCCGGTGGCAGACTTGAAATAAAATTCAAGTTCCTGCACATTCGCAACCTCAAGATCGTTTCCGAATTTGCGGTTGTATTTCCGGAGAATGGATGGAGTGCTTGGAGTTCCTATTAGGAAAATCTGACCCGAATTCATTACCGCACCCAATACACCACGGAATCCCTGGCGAACTGCATTTAGGTAAGCACGATTGATGGCAGAGTTACCTTTTACGGCCATTTGCACAATTGTTTCGTAAGCCGGCGACTGAGGAGTCCCGATATCGTTTTCATCGATTCCAGCCTTACCGCCTTCAGAATTTTTTACGAAATCAAATTCGTGCATTACTCCGGTTGCAGTGTAAACCAAACCAATTACTGGTACCTTTTTCGTGGTAGGATCAATGGCAGCAATGCTTACCACATCTTCAGCCTGAATGCCAAAAAGTCGGGCAATACCACCAGCTGCGCTTTCGCAACTGGCGGACATATCAATTAGAGATACACACATATCGTTTTATTGATTAAGTGTTTAAGCCTCGTTGCCGTTGCACCAGATCACGGAACCATCACGGAAGTTAACACCGGCACGGAAATCCATCATCACTTTAATAGTCCTGTTGAATTCCTGAGTAAGGATATTCGATGCAGCACCTTCGATGTCATATCCGAAAACCATATTGTCTTTTGGAGTGATAAGGATACGATTTGAATCTAAACCAACCATTCCTGGGATTGCCACAAGTTGAGTTTGAGTTCCTTCAATCAAAACCTGAGTGTAATCACGGTTGTAAACAACTGAACCAACTGAAGCCTGATAATCATCCATATAATGGTCAAAATTGGCAACAGATAGGAAGCAGTACATCGGCTTGTTGCGATACTGACCAGCAATCTTGTTTCTAACCTTACGAACTTCATCCAAAGCATTTGAGGCGGTGATTGCAGTAAATGCAGTCACATTTCCAGCTGGGATTTCGCCAGATGTAACTGCATCTTTAACAAGCTGAAGAACGCCATCCATTGTGTCATCAGCGGTAGTTCCAGCAGCATCGTAAAGACCATTCCAAACTGCTGCCTCTAAATCATCTTGCGCCTGTCTGGCAATCGCTTGCATTATAAATTCCTCGAATGGAATATCAAACGGTGATGATGGCGGCGCTCCAGCCAATTGACCCAACCATGAATTGTACAAATCCAAAGGAACAATTGAAATGTCGGCAGAAATTCTGCGAGCATGAAGAATTCTCGCGCCAAAAACTAACGCATCATCCGTGGCAGTAAATCCACCACCAGCTGCATAAGGTTTTAGAATGCTTCCAGTGGTCAATTTTGCCAAAGGAAGTTGATCGATTGAACCAGTAAATGTTGTGAAATACTGGGCCGTAGATTCGCGGAGAATCTTGTTGAAAATGTCCACCTTCGCTTGTCGAGCATATGCCCCAAGTGCGGTGTTGAGTGCGGTGATGTTAACTGATGCCATTTCTTTATTTTATGGTTTTAAATTTTGAAAACTTATTTTTTTGATGCCATGATTCTGCGGCGCTCTGCCTCCCATGGAGTAAGTGGTGTATCATTTCCACGAAGATTGGAAACATTTACATCCGGTGATGCGAAAACCCTAGGTGCAAGCGGAGCATTGCGAAGTGAATTTATTTCATCGGAAAGTGATTTCACGCTTTCGGTCAGTTTATCAATCAGGTCTTGTTGCTTTTCAACGACATTAACGACTGAATCAATTGCACGGTTGGTTTCTTCCAACTCCGCAGCATTTGAAACAACCACCACATCCTCCATTACTGGCGCAGCTTCTGGTGTTTGAACTGGTTCAACAACGGAAGTAATTACACCAGCTTCATCCAGTGTGATGGTATAGCCTTCCAATTCGCCTGTCAGCATATGATCACCAGCCGGAGCCGTTTCGGTGGAACCGGCAATGAAAACAACATTACCAACCGCCGGAAAATCAGCATCGGTTTCAATTGTAATTGCAACACCATCCATTGTGGTGGTTTCAATGCTTTTTTGTGCGATGAAAACGGCTTCCAATGCCGCTTTTGCGCGCTGGAGCAGATTGCCAGCCTTTTTCTCGGATTTGTTCATTTTTAAGTTTTTATAATTTTCGTACTTCGATACAAATTGTTCCACAATCTCTGGCTGACTTGCCAAAATTTCCCAGACCGCTGGATTAGAATCAAGGAATTCAAATGCTTTCGCACTCAATAATTCATTACCACGATTGTCCCTGAATAGGTCGGTGGTGTTGGCTCCCTGATCAACAAAGTCGGTAAAATGCCAGTCCATTACCGTTTCATAAAGTACCCGATCCACATCGGCCAAATCAGCCATAAATTTTACTTGTTCTTCATCCCCTGTCCATTCTTCACGACTGCCATCTTCATTGATGAAGTAATGTTCACCAGGAGTGAATACGATTGACATCATGATGGCCTGAGAATCTTCCTGTGCCAAGTCCAAAATATACTGGCGAAGATTTCCTTTACCCGGGGCATTTTCCGCAGCTGCGGAAAGATGGATGTCGGCAATCACTTGGTTTCCGCGCTGGCGGATGTTTTTTGCTCTCCCGGCATAACTGCCCAAAACCTGATCGCACATTCCGGGATGCCCGAAACGGACTTGATGTCCATTTTCGCCATGCCTAGTTTCTGCGATTTTCACCAATCGGGAAATAAATTCAACCGGTGTTTTAATGGTCACCGGAAACGCTTCATCAACTGTTTCAATGTATGATTCACCAGCCTGACCCCTCGGCTGCATCGCCTGGCAAAGCACAACATCAAAAAGAATTCCTTTTTCGACATCGACATTCATGCCGGTAAGCATTGCAGCAATCGACCTGGTTGCCCAGCCCTGCGAATTCACTCGGATAAGGCGATTATTCATATTACAAATCTCCGCCATTGATTACAGATTTTATTAGGACTCCTCGACTCAATTATGCTACTATGGAACAAACGGCGCTTCGTATTTAATGATTGAGCGCAGCTGGCTTGATGTCAATTCGATATCGTATCCTTGAATTTCTCCTGGTGATTTGCCGGTCACATATTCATAATTGATGTAATAAGGCAGCGCATTTGATCCACTCACATACCACTGAAATCCTTTAAGAAATACCAAAAAAAACGGCTTCTCCTTATTTTGAAAAAGCCATTCAGTTACATCCTTCGAATAACGAAACGAAATCGAATTATCGTAATTGATCCCGGCATCGGATTGCCGCAACCTGCTTTTAAAATTACATGACTGGAAATCAAAATCAATCTTGATTGCCGTTTCGCTGGTCACGATGTCGGTGATAATCTCCGGTTCAAAAACAAAAATTTGAGTCATGTCAGCCGGTACCAGGTAAAGTGCATCGATGCCAGATATCTCAACATCACAAGTCGAAATATTGGTTGCGCCAAGAATCAAGTCATTCAAGTTCATAGAGTCGTAATTGAATCGAATTCAAAACTACAGGCAAAGCTTGTTCCTCATTGCGGACTTTGGTCGGATGTAAATAGCGATCCTTGCGGCGCTGCCATGTGCGATATGCCGAATCCAAATCATATTCATCTGGAGTAATTTCGTACATCGACAAAAACTCCCTGGCGGCTTCTCTTGCCGGAATGCCCTTAAATACTGCATAAGCCATTACGCTGAATAATTTATCCCTGAATTCACGGGCAAGAGTCGAATGGAGTGCATACAAAGTGTATAACGATGAACAATTCATTTCAACCATAATGAAGCTGGTGGCATCATTGGATTTTTCAAAGTATTTGGTCACTGCGTTTTTATCGCGAATTGTTCTAACTATGCGGTTTTTAATCTTAAGGACTCCCCGGTTGGAAAGGTCTGGCGCAACATACTTGCGAACATAAGGTTTGCACGGCAATTTGTGAAGCTTCATAATGTCAATTTTGTTGGTAAAGTACTATTGTAAAACACTGACTAAACAGGACATAAATATACTGAAATACAATTATTTATATCAGTTTGTGTTTGTGTCTTGATTGGACAAATTTATTGGAAAAATCGAAATCGCCAATGATGCTTTTCGACATCGCTCACGCTCGATGCCCTATTTTCGTTCCAACCGTTCCAACTTTTCTTAGCAATGCCACCAAACGCACAGAGTCTCAGCAAAATAACGGTTGGAACGGCCCTTCCAACTTTTCCAACTTTGTGCAATTAATTGCACGATTGATTGGAACGGCTTTTCCAACCAAAAACCGCAATTCGTTCATATTTGTCTTTCTAAATTGATTGATTCATCCGGATTTTCCGCATAGTTCAGCATTGAACTATTTTAAGATTTTACATTTTAATTAAACGCAAAAAAACCGGCAAATATGCCGGTCCCTTTGACTTCAGAAAAAATAAAACAGAAGCGATAAGTCGCAAATATAAAAAAACCGCCAGGAACCCCGGCGGCTTTTTAACACCTCATTTTAACCTAACCAAAAAACAATCCTTGATCGGCGGTCGTATCAATCCTTCCCTCACCTCGATGTGATCTTCAGGTGGCGATTTTTTTGGGGATCGCCAATGTCGGCAAAAACAATTCCAGCCCATGTCCTTTAACCGGTGCCGGGTTTCAATCTCTTCCATGTGGGTATATGCCCAAAATTTCATCTTGTCCCATTTCCGGAATGGCGCAACCGATTCACGATAATAAACATAAACGATTCGCTTGTGGTATCTAGAAACCTTAGTTTCTCGCTCAATCAATTTCAGGTCTAAATCCGAAAGCTTTCTCATAATTGCTCCAGCTGATTCAAAAGAAAATTTCGCTCTCGATTTAAATAAGTTTCGACCCAAGCCAAAAAAACACCACTTGTAACTGATGATGGAATATCCGTTGGTAAGGAATAATCGACATCATGTTTGATGGTCAATAACCGTTCTTCCGCTGGCGCATTTGGATCGCGGATTAAAATATCCAATCGCTCTGGATGATCCAGCGCAGAAATCCATTGTTCTAGTTTCTGCAATTTGTTTTGAATGGCAAGTGCTTTGCCGATGTTTTCTCGCTTCATTTTACTTTGATATAAAAAAATTGTTTCTGAAAATTCAATTTGTCAAAAATGTCTTTTGCTCTGCCCATTGTCCAGACTTCATTCGGGCGATTCACTTCCAAACTTTTTTGAATCTGGCGGAAATCCGCTGGCTTGAAAAACTTAATTTCAATCAAATCTTCACGATCCTGGATAGACTCCGGATGGTAACACGATTCTGCCTGAGCTTGGCATTTTGGACAAGTGATTTTACCCGGTGCCATCCATTCATAAATGATTGGCTCGGATGTGAATGTCATATGCCTGTTTTCGCAGTAGTAGACATTGATTTTGGTTTTCTCTTCTGTTTCCATTTCATTTATTTGTTTAAAACATAAATAAAAAGCGCACCAAGACCATAACCAATCGAGGAGGTAAAGGCAAGTTTAATTCTCTGATTCCAGTTTTTTGCCTCAATAATGTACCCGACAAAAGGCAATCCCAGGAAAGGCCCAATCATAGCATAAAAAACCATCCAAAAAGATTTATCAGTTACTGTTGAAATATACATTGTTGATCCACATTCAAGTACAAATGCGCTCAGGCAAACTAAATAATACCCTTTTTTGATTTTGTCTTCTGCTTCCATTTCGTTTATTTTTCTTTGATTATATGGTAAAACGGATTTGGTGTGTGCTTTGCTCTAATTGGTTTTTTTTTACTTCTGAATGGTTTTCCTCGGCCCATGTATATATCCCACTTTTGCATTTTGTGGTCAAACACAAATCTCCGGTAGCAGCTGGATAAAAAAACCAAAGCCAAAGCAAAAATCAATCTCATTTGCAGTCCACGGTTAGAATTTTCGTGACCAAAGTATCTTTAAAAACGAATCGCTGAACTTTGATTTGCTCCCCAATCCAGGAATTGTTTGGCCCACAGGAATAATAGGAACTGGATGTCGTTTTTGGAAAATCCTTTCGTGCCGGGTAATAATCCTCCGCCAGAGTTTGAGTGCAAGTCTGACAGTCTTGTTTCTTGCAGGATAAAAAAAGCAATTGACAGGCAAAATGAATTGTAATAATCAACCTCATAATTATTCAATCAATATATTTAGATTGATAACATAGCAATCCAAAACCTCTTTAATTCTGTTTTGAAACAATAAACCATCAATGGTTTTACCATCATCACTTTTTTTAATATGATTCCGTAAATCCATTTCAATTTGATTTAATGCCAATGCCATATCATAAGCTTTGATACATCGCCGATGTGCAAAGCTATCATCGTAATCGTCCAGGTTAAAAATCAGTGTCGCTTTCATATTCTTCTGAATTAAATTTTTTGTTTTGAATAAAGTAATCGCAATTGCCATCATCATCCGGTTCAAAGTCAGAATAGGATTGATAATAATGATCCGGCTTTGTCGTAAATCTTTCGCAATTCTCCGACAATTGACACAGGTAATTTTTGCAAAGTGAAAAATCTGCCATAATTTTAAAAAGGTACTGAATTATATTCTGCTTTTTCCTCGTAATCCACAACCGACAATTGGCTTTCGCTGGTATCGGCCATGTAGCTGAGTTTCCGCAAGCTGAAGTCCTCCTGGAGCATAGTGTAGTTAAAAACCATCGCCGATGAATTGCTCTCCCCAAACTTCATCGACTTCTTTTCGCCGATGTAAGCCGGTGAATTTTTCAGGTAACTCCGCAAAGTATCGGAATCCATATATTTCTGGCCTCTCTGCCTCATCTCCTTTGCATACACTGGCTGAATCTGATTCAGGCGAATAAATAAAACATCGGTGATTTGGCCCATGTTGTACATGGTTTCTGATTTAGCTGAATCCCGGCGCACGGCAATGGTCTGAAGTTCCCGAAATGTAAACTGGCGATTCTCTTCCAGAATCCCGGAGTGAACCAAATATGCCATCGCCTCCCAGAACTGGGATGATTCCTCGGAGTTTTGCATCATGCCGTTTTGGGCCTCCGCAATTTTCTCCAGGCTGATCCGTAGTTCTTCTTCCACAAAAGGAAAATTCAGCTTGCTGGATAGAGTTTGATATATAGCCATTATAATGGCGCAATGCTGCCCGATTCGGCTGACATTAGTTCCCACAAAGCGCTTGGCAAACTTCTTTTTCCAATACTTGTAATTGGCCGCATAACTCTCCTCCATCTCTGGTCGGTGCTTTAAAATCGATGTGGCGATTTGTGTCAATGATTCGTTTTGCAAAGACTTCAAATCCGAAATCAATTCCATCGATTCTTCGGAAAATCCATCGTTCTTGAAAAACTGAAGTAAAACCACTCTGGTGAATAGTGCCACATCAGCCACCGGTAAGTGCTGACCAGTTATAACAACACTGGATTCAATTTGATGACTCACAGTCCTGTTTGAGGTATTTGACTGAGAAGAATCTGCTTTTAAGTACGCATCCCGGTTCCAGATCTGTTTTAAAATCTCGACTTGTTTGGTGTCCAGTTCATTATTGTACTCCTCCAGCAGAACCATTCCGTTCCGGACTTGTCCAAGCTTCCTAAATAATGCCGCCATCGATACTGAATTAATATTACTTCCTACTGACTTACCTTCTGTTTTGTGCAATAGACTCAAAATCGAATAAGCCATGGTAGATTTTCCTGATTCCGGTTTTCCGTATAAATACAACATCGGGAAAAATCCATCTGTCTTAAATATAATGTCTGAAAACATCGCCATGCAGCAATACATTAATCCGATGCGGCCATTCTCGCCATACACCTTGCAAAACAACTCCGCCCAGCTGCTGAATGCGATGTTGCGCTTTACATGGACAAATTCCCTTTCGAACTGGTAGGTCATCCGGTTGTTTCGGTAAATGTCAGAAAGCGCCGGAAAAAAGTAATTCTTTTGCTTCAAAGTCACGATTCCAAGATTGTTAATTTCGTGGAATTTTCCCTCTGCCAGGATCCCATTTGAAAACGCAAAAAATCCATCGTCCTGTTGGCCAAGTGTGTTGATTTCTCTCGCCGCTGGTGTCACCTCATAAAGCCATGATTTGACCTTGGTCCACTCACGGCGATCAAACAGTGACCAGAAATTTCCCCTTTCAACATACTTCGCAAATGAATCCACAGAAACAAATGCATCGGTCGTTATGTGGTCGATTCTGCGCTCCTTTTTTGAATTTGTGAATTCAATAATCCTGGTCGTTTTCCCTTCTTCATCAGTCACCAAGTAGTGTGGTGCCATAGTGAAATTTGACTTTGGTTCAAAACTCATTTCGCCATCTCGGATTTTGCCGATGTAGGTGATGTTCTTCCAGCTGAGAAATCCATATTTTCGGACGAAATCGCCGCACTCCTTTTCTTCGGACTTTGAAAGCTTTACCGGGAAACGAATCACCAGCACATTGTTCACCATTTCCTCTGGCTCCTCTGCGCTGGCCTGATTGGCGGATTTTTTAACCGGTTGAATCGATTCGGTGCGTATAAACTTCCGCATATCGCATCCAGCTTTTTTGGCTTGGCTCAGGAAATAAGCTGGATCGCGCCATGTGGTTGTTTTTAGACAATTGTCAAACTTCTGGTCGCAATCTTTTTCGTTGTAATCAATATTGCATCCGCTGATTTGATGAAATAGATTTCTGCCAGCCTCGCCAAGTGATGCCAGAGAAAAGCCGATTTTCAACCACTCATTGTAACCGGTGGTTAAATCGATTCCCATTGCAGCCACTTGGTTCACGACTCCCTGAACATATTCAAATTCCGATTTTACCTCGTAAGGTTGAAACTGCCTGACATTTGTCAAAACCTCACCGGTTTCCATGTCGATTTCCATTTCGATTTCTGGCAGATAAACACTGGAATCCTCATTCACATAAATGTTTTCATCTATGGATTCAAAACAGGCTCGGCAAATATCTTTCCCGGATGCATCTAGTTCCAGACCATATTTGTGGTGGAAGTATTTCGCCAGGGAATTAAATGATTCCAGATGTTTATCGGGATCAATCTTTGCCAGGGCTTTGAGTCCTTCGCCACCGGTTGAACGAAACATCACCATGATGTAACGGTCTTCCATCAGCTGGAGCGCCACCGCTTCAACATCGCCGACATTGTCAAAGTCCAATGTGATTAATCCTGAATGCTTTTCCAAACTAGCCGCATTTCTTGCGGAGAATGTGCCTGAAAATGTAAAATAGGAACACCGTTTTTTTAGTTCCTTTTTCTTTTTTTCATCCGTTTCAATTCGAACTGGCCGGATGGTGGCATATCCTTTGCCTTCCCGGATGTATTCGACTGCTTCTTCCAAAGAAACATTTCTGGTCGGCTTCGTAACGGCAATGCCGCCTTCGAAAAAACTCACTTGAATATTTTTCATATCTCCTCCGCCAGTACTTCTTTGATTTCATTAAGCAATTCCCAGTCCTTAAACTGGCCGGAAACAACTCTGTACACTTGACTCTGCGTAACTGGTTTCCCTTTCTTCTGTGCTGCGGAAATTACTTTGTCCGTGTATCCGAAATAGGTCAATCCTTTGACTTCTTTTAAAACCGCCAAATATTGCGGTCGATCCTTTCGCCTTATCGCCATCTGTTTATTGATTAAGTTTTTGCAACTTTAAGCAACTTTGTTGAAGTTTCAAAAAAAAAATAAACCGGAAATAAAACCGAAAATAAAAATGGATTAACTATTGGCCCGGCTTTCTATCCGGGCTGCATCGGATAGCTGCCTCTGTTGCTGCTCATACACCACCACCGCAGACAGTTGTTTTGGAAACGCTGCAAATGCCGCATTAAGCTGACGCATTTCTGCAATCTGCATCTGTGCCAGAGAAACATTAACGGCTCCGGCATCGCCTCCTGGTCCAGCTTTGGTTCCAAGATCAATTGTACCTCCATCTGCATATTTGCGGCCCTCCACAGGCGCTCCACCACGGTACAGGCTAGAATTCAAAAGCGCATCAATTGTTCCCTTGTTGTTCTGGTAGGCAGTCCGGCTGAATACAGTAAGGAATTCGCCTTTTTCTACCTCTCCCAAGTGCGCTCCAGTGCCACCATCGGTAAGGTGAATTCCTCCAGCCGAATGTCGGCTGCCTTCGGATAGGTAACCCCCCTTCGGTGTAATCATTCCTCCTTTCTCAAATGTGATTCCTCCAGCTTTCGCAGCTGCAAATGAAGTTCTGGCAATGGCAAATGCGGATTGGATTGTGGCAAATGCTGGCCCCCAGCCGGGAATAACTGCGTTCAATGCATTCAGGTTGGCATTGGCCCAGATCCCCTGAATCTCCTTTACTCCGGAAATCGCAATTTCTGCCACGGTTAGTGCTTTAATAATACCGCTGAATCGCCTCCTGTTGCCTTCATCTTCGGCCAAAGCTGCTTTGATGCCTCCGACTGTTCCCTTGAATAAGTCAAGCCGTGCCGCCGATAACTGTTCCTCGTTGACTGCGGTCTTTTTTGCAAGATCAATCCGCTTTTTAGCTTGATCAGCATCGAGTTTTTCAATGGCCAAACCTATTTTTTTAGCTTCATTGGTTTCTCCCTGTCCTAAATCCTGAAGAAGTTTCAATCGCTTCTCAAGGCCCAATCGTTTGACTTGAAATAACCTTTCCTCTTTAATGGTTTCCGCAGCCACCAATTTTTCAACGGCAATGGTTTGGCGCTCTTCATCCAGCGCAATTTCCTCTTCCCCGGCTTTTATCTGGTTTTCTACTTTCTTTTTCTTTCGCTCATCCTCCGCAGCTTCACGATCCAGGCGATTTTGTAGCAATGCGGCATCCTGTTTATTTTCCAGTTCAATGGCAATCTCAGCGGTTAATTGTCCATTTGCCTGCAAGCTTGCCAATTCCCTTTCAAAGGCAACCATAATTTCGGCATCCTTCCGTTCATATTCATCTTTTATGTTGGCAATTCTTAAATCTGTCAGCTTCCGGGCATATTCCAAAGTAGCTTTATCGGCTTCTTCCTGGGCTTTCTTTTCGGAATCCCTGCTTTTCTGGCTGGCCTCATCAATTGAATCAAGTAATTGATTCCGGCGATTGGTGATTTTTTCCTGTAGATTAATCGATTCAGTCCGCAAAGCGATTTCCTCCGCCTGTGCTTCTCTGAATTTCCTTCTGGCTTCATCCGATGCCACATCGTTTTCGCCTAATTGATCAAATTCTAGTTTGGCAATTTCTGTTTTTTGCTTTGCGATTGCCAAATCCTGGGCCAATTTCTGCCTCTCCAAATTGGATGCCCGATCCAAAATGGCAAGCCTGTCCTGTTCTGATTTAGTCCGATCCTTAGATTGAAGAATCAACCGAGTAATCTGTTGTTCCAGCTGGGCCGATTTCACCAGATTATTGGCTGAATCCTCATCAAGCTTGTCGTTTAGTTCTGCCAATTGATTACCAACCGCCACGGCGGCGGTCAATTCCTTGTTAAATTCCTTTGCTTTGGTGGTGGCATCCTCAATTCCTGTGGTTAACTGGATGGTTCCGTTGGCGATTTTCTCCATATCCGCCGATAAAATACCTTCCAGAATTACTCCGAAAGCAGTAAACCGGTTGATTAGGTTATTTAAGACCAAATCTCCCAGGTCAATCAATGCCTGTTTCGGGTTTTCAAATGCCATAAATATGGCCTCGCCTAGTTTTGCCACGATTCCGGTAACCACTTTCATCGCCAGCCCCAATCCGGTGGTAATCCCTTCCAGTTTTTTGGCTCCTTCATCCGTTTTTGTGAACCAAGTGTAAAGCGCAGTAAGTGCCAGAACGATTGCGCCGATGCCGGTGGCAGCCAAAGCAATCCGCAAAGCACCCATCGCCGCCACATTCGCCATGATTGCGGTTCTGACTGCTCCAAATGTCGTGGCAAAGTCCTGAATCATCCGCCCGGTGCTGGTCATTCCTAGGATGTCAGCATTGGCTTTCTTCGCTCCATCGCCTAATTCCTTCATCTGTTCCCGGACTTGCTTTGTCGCATCCCTGACCTCATGCAGCCGGTTGGTAGCGGTGCCAAGTTCTTTGGCCTTATCTGCGAATTCCTGACTGCCCACAGGGAGCAATCGCATTTCACGATTAAGGTTTTTTACCTCGGTTTCCAGTTCCTTGATCGTTTTGGCGGCAATCTCGCCATTGATCTTAAGCCCAATCTGGGTTTCGGTTTTATTTCCAGCCATTATCCAATTTCCTTGTCTAAGTTGTAATCAAAAAGCTTTGTTGATGATGTTCCAATCACATCAATTGAAGTTTGTATCAGCTGGGCGATTAATGGCCCATACATTAATTTGGCAAACCACGGTTTTCTGCGGCCAAATCCTTTTTCATATCGCCTTACCGCCACTCCCCAGGCAATTCGCCTGGCGGCAACAGTATCCACAAGTCTTTTATTCGAATTTTTATACCCGGGAACGTACTTAAATGACCCAATTCCCTTGGATAATACCCAATCGGTTATAAGATCAACCGGTGGCAGCTTTGAATATTTGACATTTTTGCGATAATCGGCAAATCGGGCTGAATTTTTGAAGTCAATCAGAACCTCGATTTGTCCATCATCCATTGCCACCATCCGGCCAGCGATGGATTGAATACTTTCTCCGGTGTTGTTTAGCTTTTTATCAACGGCATTTTTTTTCATTTTCAGGATTGCCATCTGTAACCATGCGGCAACTGCATCCTGAAGTTCTTCGACCATTTCCGCAGATAATTCTTTGACTGCCATATTTCAAAAGTGCAGAAAATGCACAAACCAAATTAGGACAAAACAAAAACGGCGATCATAGACCGCCGTTTTTAGTCGTCAAGTTTATACCAAACATTTTAATCATTTCTTAGCTGGGCAAATATAGCTGATTGGTTGTTAATCAGACAAGCCATAAGGTTTTCCCAATTGTTTGATGAATTCAAATGAACCATCGCTTTTTCAACTGACCATTCCGCACGATTGATTCCGGCTTCATCAAGAATGGCCACGACCATTGGAATCAATACTCTCAAATCTTTGGCCGTGGGTTTTAAAAAATCTATCATTTGAAAATTACAAACCCCAGGATGAATCCAAATAAGCCCCAAAAAAACATCTGCCGGCGAATCTCTTTTGATTTGTTTTCGGCGATCATGTAAACCATGAATGGAAGAAAAATAAAAACCTCAATCCAAAGTATCAGCTGATGAATTGTCGGTGAAATATCTTTATTTAGATTTAAGTGCGTCTCAAGTCCCATAATAAAGAAAATCGAAAAGTAGGTAACTCCATTCATCGCAGTTCAATGGTTTTATCATCCGGGATAAAATTGGTTCCGTTGTTGCCTGTCAGCTTCATATAGCTGACTTCGACTTTTGCGGAATTAATCACCGCATTGGCAACCTCTGCCACGACTCTGGCTCTCTCAATATCCATTGGCTGATCCTGATCCAAGAGCGATTC